TTATGTTGGCCGGTTCTTTGGGCATTATTGCTGTTGCAATGGCATTCATGACAACCGCCCTTCCTGGTGCAGCCGCGTTGTTAGTGGTTGCGGCGTCCCTAGCCATCTTAGCACAAGTTGTTAAAGTGCTCGGGTCAATGTCTCTTACTGAGATAGGTCTAAGTTTACTCGCTTTGGTTGGCATATTTGCAGTCATCGGCGTTGCGGGACTTGTGCTAGGCCCTGTGATCCCCGCAATGATTGGCATAGGTATTGCAATCGCCCTGATTGGCGTCGGTTGTATGGCCGCTGGAGGCGGTTTGCTGGCATTCTCAGCAGGTTTAGCGGCATTGGCCGTATCAGGAACAGCGGGCGCTGCGGCCCTTGTGGTCATAGTCACGGCCATTATAGGACTTATTCCTGTGGCTTTGCAGAAGATAGGAGAGGGCATCATCGCGTTTGCGGGAGTAATCACCGCCGGTATGCCTGCACTTTTGGAGGCAATTAAAGCTTTATTCGCAGGGATAATCCAGATACTTGGTGAGTTGGCTCCTCCTATGATCGAAACGGTATTAAAATTCATTCTTGAGCTACTTACAAAGCTGGTTGACTACGTTCCCAAGTTCATAGACGCAGGAATGAAGATTATAATCGGCTTCCTTAAGGGAATTGCAGACAACATCCAAGCGGTTGTCGAGGCGGGCATTGATATTATCGTAAATTTCCTAAAAGGAGTCACAACCAAACTTCCAGACATCATTGACGCGGCTTTCAAATTAATCATAGCCTTCATTAATGGCTTGGCCGACGCTATACGTGACAATGACGATGCCATATTCAGCGCCGTTAAGAACCTGGTCGACGCAATTGTCGACGCGTTTGGCAAACTAATTGACACAGTCATTGACGTTGGTAAGAATATCGTTAACGGAATCATAAAAGGAATCAGTAAAATGGCCACGGCCGCATGGAATGCCGCAAAAGAACTTGGCCAGAACATTCTCAACTCTGTGTTGCAATTCTTCGGTATCAAATCTCCATCTACACTCATGCGTGATGAGGTCGGCGTATACATTGTCAAAGGTATTGCCGAGGGCATAACCCAAGACATGAGTGCAGAAGACGCCGCAGCAAAGAAAGCCCAAAATATCGTCAATGCATTCAAGACCGAACTTGATAAGATAAGCGCAGAGTCTCAAACATCAGATCTTGAATACAACCTGTGGGATATCGTCAACGGAGACTCAGCATCGGCAACCACTAAATCTGCTAAAGAAGTTGAGAATCTTAGCGAGAAGATTCTTCTTCAGCAAAAGAAAGTTGAGTTGGCCACTGGAGAATATCAAACCACCCTTGCAAACTTTGGAGCTGATGCGCCCGAGACGCGGACCGCCTACAATAAAATGCTGCAAGAGCAGATTACATTGGCCGATTTAGCTAAAAAACTTGGCGTGGCAATGCAAACTGGCGCCGCAACAAACCAAGCGGCCATGCAGGAATATTATAAGATCTTATCGAACGAAGAACTAATAAAGACGCTTAAGGCGTCAGGCTTTACCCAAGAGCAAATTGAGGCCTATGCTAAAGAAAAGAGCGGCTTTGACCCGACCGGAAAGGTCGCCGAGGGAATGGTTACGGATGTTAAGTCAGCCGTCACAAGTGCAATGAAAACGGTGTCCTCCGTATATGAGAAGACCGCTGATGCTACGTTTGGTGGACTATTAGAATCCATTGGTGACTGGGGCGGACAGTATGCTACGGCACTTGGCACGGGTTTCTTGAAAGCGTTTGACGACATTATGGTGAACATCCACACGGCACTCGATGGAATTGAGTCGGCATTGGTGGCAAGGTTAAGCGAGATAAGCGCCAACATCATGAATGCGCTGGCCAATCTTAATAATCTTGCGCCTACGATCACGCCTGTGCTCGATTTAAGTGATGTCAATGACAGTCTTAGTGGCATGAGTAAAACAGTCACAACCACGGGAATTACGGCGGGAACTTCTGCCGATAGAGCCGCGGCCATAGTAGAAGGCAATAGGCTTCAAAATGGAAGTGATTCTAGCAGTAGCACAAACAAAGAAACACCAAGGTTGTCCTTTATACAATACAATTATTCGCCCAAACCACTATCCCGTCTGGAAATTTACAGACAAACCAAAAATCTAGTGTCGTTGAAAGGACTGTAAAGCCTAATGATTAATTCTTTGACCGTAACCAATCACTTAGGTGAGTCTATTAAACTTGAATTAAGGTTCCCGGAGAAATCCGGGTTCCTTGTTCAGGGGATAGACGGCCTAGGCCCAGCAAAAGCGAACATTAACACAACCGAAATGTCCACAACCGATGGTGCGTTGTATAATTCGTCGAGAGTTAACTCAAGGAACATCCTCTTTAAACTAATCTTCATGCATAAACCCACAATCGAAGACTCTCGTCAATTGTGTTATAAATACTTCCCAATAAAAAAGCGAATTCACATTCTTATAGAGACCGATAACCGCATTTGTGAGACTTACGGGCACGTCGAATCAAACGAACCCGACATCTTCAGTAACCAAGAAGGTACACAAATCTCAGTTATCTGCCCCGATCCGTATTTCTACTCCGCCGGACCGGATGCCAATACGACTTCGGTATTCTATGCAATAACCCCCACGTTTCAATTTCCGTTTGGGAATGCTTCTTTAACCGAGAACTTGATAACGTTTGCCACAATAATAAACCAACCAATTCAAACCATTGTATATGAGGGCGATGCGGACGTTGGCATCCTTATAACCATTCACGCCATGGGAACGGCTACGAACGTGACGATTTACAATACCGAAACCCGTGAGTCAATGAAATTCGACACCGACCGACTTACGGCAATGACTGGATCACCTATTATTTCGGGTGATGATATCATAATCTCAACCATTAAAGGTAATAAGTATGTTACTCTCCTTAGAGATGGTGTCTATATCAATGCACTGAACTGCCTAGATAAGGGTACCAACTGGTTTCAGTTATCTAAGGGAGATAACATCTTTGCCTACACGGCCGAGACGGGATACTTGAATTTAGGGTTCCGAATCGACAACAAAAAGGTTTATGAGGGAGTGTAGTATGGAACTTCTTATCCTAGACACCAACCTTCAAAGTGTTGATGTTCTTGACACTTTTAAATCGCTAATATGGACCGATCGTTTTCTTGAGTGTGGAGATTTTGAGATCTATACTGCGGCAAACGCGGCCATACTCTCAACCGTATTGCAGGATTACTACCTATGGCTTGATGGGTCCGACCACGTAATGATTGTTGAGGACCGAAAAATAACTTCCGACGAGGAAGACGGAGCCTATTTAACAATAACTGGACGATCGCTTGAGTCTATTCTTGAGCGTCGTATTATCTGGGCACAGACAATCCTAGATGGTAATTTTCAATTAGGCATCCAGCAGTTGCTCAACGAGAACATCATTTCTCCCACTATAACCAATCGCCAGATAACAAATTTCATCTTTGAGGAATCTTTCGACGCTGCCATAGCCGCAATGACGGTTAAGGCACAGTTTGAGGTTGGAGATAATCTCTACGAGTCTATTCAGGCCATGTGTGCGGCCAAGAATGTTGGTTTTAAAGTTACACTTAATGCCTATAACCAGTTTGTATTCAAGTTATATTTGGGTCAAGACAGGTCTTACGACCAAACCACTAATTCATATGTGGTATTTTCTCCAGAATTTGACAACCTTAGCAACAGCGAATATTCCGAGACAAGCACGACTCTGAAGACGGTTTCTCTTGTGGCCGGAGAAGGTGAGGGTTCCGATCGGACAATAACTTCCGTGACTACTTCGGATGGTGGTGGAAATGGTCTATCTAGAAGAGAAATGTTCACCGATGCAAGCGGGGTATCGACTACCACTGACTCTGGGACATTGTCAACGGAAGATTACGTCGCTCAGTTGGCCCAAAAAGGAGCAGAAGATCTCTCTCTGAACACATTCACGACGACCTTTGACGGAAAAGCTGACGTTGACACGATGTATAAGTACGGCACTGATTTCTTTATGGGGGATATTGTGCAGATCGTCAACGAGTACGGAATTGAGTCTAAGACCAGAGTCGTTGAGGTTATCTACTCACAGAGTACGGATAGTACGGACGTGTACCCGACATTTGCAAAAGTTTAATACAAGGAGGCTCATATATGCTAACTTATGGTTTCTATAACGGCGCTGATCGAACATATAACGCCACACAACTATCAAGTCTGTTTGACGGCATCATTAATGACGGGGTGTTCTCGTCGGTCGGCTCGGCATTAGTTGTCGCGGCATCTTCTGGAATGACCGTAACCGTCGGTACCGGACGTGCCTGGTTCAATCATACTTGGACGAACGTCGACACACTACTACCTCTTGTGGTGGATACGTCCGAAGTAGTTCTTAACCGAATTGACGTGATATGTCTCGAAGTCAGTAACGCCGACAACGTCCGTGCCAATAGCATCAAGATCGTCAAAGGCACACCAGGAAGCACTCCCGTGGCGCCAACCATGGTCACTACTACGTACGTACACCAGTATCCCCTGGCCCACTTGTATGTGGGAGCCGGCGTAACGGCCATAACCCAAGGAAATATCACAAATAAGGTCGGCACGGGCGCGTGTCCACTGGTTACGGGTGTTATGGCGTCAATGAATCTCGACACATTACTTGCTCAATGGAACGCATCATTTAATGCGTGGTTCAGCAATGTGCAAACACAGTTGACGGGGAATGTCGCAACCAACCTTCAAAATCAGATCGACCTTAGACTGCCTTTGGCTGGTGGAACGATGACTGGTGATGTCATACTCAAGGGTGACCCAACGGTCCCCCTACATCCTGCGACAAAACAGTTTGTGGAGAGTTCAATTGTCGGGGCAGATGTGATTGGTACAGTCAAACAGGGTGCAACAAACCCTTTCGGAGCTAATGGCGCACTTTGCAACGGGGCGATATTTCGATCTGGCACGTATCCAACTCTATTCTCGGCCTTATCAACGACACCAACCGTGTGGAGTTCATCATGGTTGGCTAAAACTGGTTTGGGCGGGATGGGTGGGTTCAAATTCTTAAATAACTACTACGTGTTTTACGGGTCTCAACAAGGAACGGGTTACCCGGCATTTGCCTATTGCTCAACTCTTACCGGGGCATACACCTTGGTCACAATCTATCCATCTATCAACACCATTCAAGACATGTACTATGTCAACGGATATTATGTGGCAATATTTAATAACACATATGTTCGGTACTCAAATACTCTTGTGTCCGGGTCATGGGCTCTAATGGGCGACGGCACATATATCTTCACTGGTTGTGCTTACTATTCGGGGTACTATGTGTTTTCGGCATATGCGAATTCCACGGGCCTGTCATATGCGTTGTATACCACAACTCTTGGGTCTTATACGGCTGTAAACTTGCTTGGTGGTGCAACATGGGCGCGTGGCATAGTGCATGATGGAACACGCTTTGTGATTGCTAGTCTGGCTAGTGACCAAAGAAGTTGCGTGTTATATTATGCAACATCCGTTACCACATGGACTGCTGGTTCCGTATCTGCAGAGTGTGTCGCTGGAACAGAATCTCGTATTTATTCTTTTGCGTACGTGAACGGCATCTATATTGTAGGCGGGACGACCACATCTAATGGTGCCTCATGGCTAGCATATTCCTCGACTTACAACGCTGCTCCGACAATAAAATCACTGTGGGGAGGGACGAATTGTCTTCCCTATGGAATAAACTACTTGAACGGTAAATATGTTCTCGTCGGTAGTCAAAGTAGTTGGGGACTCATTGGCTCGTGTGCAACTCCAGGTGGAACGTGGGATTTCGTGGCCACGCACGACACATTTGTTCCTTCGGTTAACGCCCCGCCATTATATGTCAACGGTGAATATATCTTCTGCTCAAACAGTGGGTTATTGGCTGAGACAACAACCCTAACGGGTGATGCAAAAGTTCTCCCCACAATTGCAGACGTGTTAGGCATCCATTCGTACATCAAAACAAATTAGGAGTAGTGCTAATGAGTAAAATAATTAACGAAGCAACACTCCCTACAAAAGAAGGGTTTGTTGAGATAGAAGACGATGCCGGGGTTCGTCAATACGAGCCCATAACACCCACCGCAGAAGAGGTGGATACAGCGGAGTTTATCGTGGATACATCATTCCGCTTAACTATGTTAGAATTGGGGGTGTAAAAATGCTTTTCAACGCCATTAAGAAACTGATCACGGCGGGAAGGACCGATGGTCTACGCGATCGTGTGGACGTGCTGTATGCGGCAGGAAGTCTAACCACTGCGCAGTATAATGAAATCGTCGAATTGTTAGGCTGACCGAGCACAGCGAGGACTCTTAATCGGGGTCCTCGCTCGCATACTACAAACATATAGAGAAATGTAGGTGTAAGACATGGAAAATTGGTGGCAAGTATTACTAACAATCGTCGGAACAGTAGCGGCTTCTTCGGGTTTTTGGGCCTTTATGCAAAAGAAAAGCGACAAAAACGATGCCCGTACGAGAATGCTCATAGGTCTCGCCCATGATAGAATTATCTATTTAGGTATGTGCTACATTGAGAGAGGATGGATTACTCAAGATGAGTATGAGAACATCCACGATTATCTGTACGTGCCTTATAAAGAGATGGGTGGAAACGGTTCTGCCGAGCGAATTATGAAAGAGGTCGAGAAACTGGAGATTCGAAGAATAACTCCTAAATTCGACGAGATTTGTAAGCAATAAAGCCTGGTCACAGGCGAGGGGTCAAAATGGGATACATAAACGGTATAATAAAACCAATTGGTCACGTATTCAAGTCCGTTTTTAAATGGGCAAGTGGTCAATTCACGTTCTCTAAACTCCTTGTGGCGGTCCTGGTGTGCAAGGGTATAAGTTGGGTCGACCAGTCTTATGCCCTTGCATGGTCCGGGAAGACGGAAATAGCGTCCGACCTATCACAAAAAGCCCTAATAGAGCTTCTTGGGGTGGCTCTATTATACGCCGCTAAGGCAACATTCGAGCAATTAAGTAAAAATAATTCATGGCCAGATAAACCTTGTTGTGACACACAAGATTATAAGCCAAAGAAAGGCGAGGAGGAGCACTCAATATGAATAGCCCTCTAATTTCCTACACCAGAATATCTCCGTTTAGAAACAGTCCTCGCAACCATTGCATAGATACCATCTCCATACATTGTATGGCTGGAAACCTTACGGTCGAGGAATTTGGCAACTGGGTACAGACCGCCAATGCTAGTTCTAATTATGGCGTGGATTCGGACGGACGAATCGGTCTATTTGTCGACGAGAATGATCGTTCTTGGTGCACATCCTCTCAACCAAACGACCACCGTGCGATCACAATTGAAGTTGCAAACAATGGAGGAGAACCTGATTGGCCAGTGTCCGATGAAGCGTACGAATCCTTAATTACACTCCTAACAGATATCTGCAAGCGCAACGGCATTGCACAGTTACTCTGGAAGGGCGATAAATCCTTAATCGGGCAGATAAATGAGCAAAACATGACAGTTCACCGCTGGTTTGCCAACAAAGCATGCCCCGGTGACTACTTATATGACCGCCATGGTGAGATTGCCAGGCGAGTAAATGAGAATCTTGAGGAGGATAACATGGACATTAACAAACTTACGGACGATCAAATCGACCAGTTGCTTGCTCGGATGGCTGAGAGAACCGCCGATCAAAAGGCTCCCGATTGGGCTAAGACTGAGCTCCAAGAGGCTATTGACATGGGTGTTACGGACGGCAAAAACCCCATGGGCCTCACCCCACGGTATCAGACGGCCATAATGGTCAAAAGAGGGGTTAAGAAGGCTACCTAAGAAGCACGATCAAAATAGAAGGAGAATCTTTTATGAGTAACGAAAATTACGTTCCGAGAATGGCAGTAGATAAGCGTGATGACGGCACGGTCATTAATACCGCCGAATATCTTGCCCCGAGGCCTAATAACGATCAGATTATTGCCGTTACGGTGGCCGGGATTAAGCATTTAACGGTCCCAGCGGACACAATCGCCGCTGAAATAGCTTATGCTCCGGTGGACCTCTGGATTCGATATGGTGAAAATACCCCGGGGGTAAATTCTGGGGCATATTATCCGGAGGGGTCGGCTATTCTGTTCGATTCGTACGAAAAAGCCTCAACGGCCAACATCTATGTGACTGCTGTATGCAGTCTGTTCATCCAGTATTACAAATAAGGAGGGCTCATAATGAATAAACCAGATGGTACCGGGGCCCTTAGAAAGCAAATAAAGGCCCTTGGAGACCTTAAAGTTG